TTTATTCGCCCTTCTGGGTAAGTTAGGCAAGTGAGATGGATTTCACGTTGCTCGCTCGAGAGCAATTAACCTTTATGAGGGTTGGTATCATGGTTGGCCTCTGTTTGTTTGGCTGCTACCTGGCAAATCTAAAAACCCAGATAGTGGCTGGCGTCTTGGCCCTCCACCTCCTCCTTGTATTGTACCTTTACTTCTCCCATCGTCCCGTTCTGACCCCACTAGACATTGAAACCAGGCGGATCTTGACCCTTGCGGACCGCTTCCAGGCCCATGGTATTGATGTTGAAGATGTGGCTAAGGAACTTCAGGAGAGTAAGAATCCCAGACAGCGTGCTGGTCGCTTCGTTGCAGCCTGTGTCAACGCGGCAAGAGCTGAGTACGGTCTGGTCACTGAGTGTGAGGCGAATCGCCTCATGATCCGCAAGTTCATCCGTGACAAGATGCGCAAGCAGGGCATGAGGGAGTCCCATATCGCCTTTCACTGTGACCGGGCCGTTACCATCTACTTTATCCCACTTGACTCCGACATCGCTGAAGGCAGGAGGCGCAATGGCCTCATCGGGGGCCACCAGCGGTCGGAGCACCAGAAGGCGTGGACCAAGTCCCCATTTGGGGACCGGTCCATTGCCTGATGGGGCCCACGAGCCGTACCTGGGGTGGATGCCAGTCCCACCAAGGCACCCCGCCACCCCAACTTGGAGGTACGTAAACTCGAGGGGCGTTACCATAAGACCCGTAAAACATTCGTTGTAAATGGCGCTTCGCCACCAGTTTGTTTTCGGGCGCACAACAATGGCGTTGTGACTTTAGAGAGAGCTGTCAATGAGCGTGTTTTCTACGTTTCTGGGCCAACCGGATTCGTGGAGCCGCCCAGGCCACAGTCGGGCGAGTTCTTCAGCGGTAGGCTTCGTGCCTTTCGCGCAGCCATGGCGGACCATAGGTTCTCGACCACCCCTGTCCCGTACGAGCAATTCGTCGGCATGTACAGGGGTCGCAGACTGAAGGTCTACCAGGCAGCCGCAGACTCCCTTTTGCGGGGGGATTCCATCAGTCCGCGTGATGCAGATACTCGGCCGTTTGTGAAGGCAGAGAAGGTCAACTTCACTGCCAAGAGCGATCCCTGTCCAAGGGTGATTCAGCCACGGTCGCCCCGGTACAACGTCGAGGTTGGCCGGTACCTTAAACCGGTCGAGGAGCGTATTTATGAGGTTATTTCATGTGTTTTTGGCAGTCGTACTGTTTTTAAAGGCATGAACACCCTACGTCAGGGCAACTTGATGAAGAAGAAATGGGACAGGTTCCGGGACCCAGTAGCCGTCGGTTTAGACGCCTCTAGGTTTGACCAGCACGTTTCGGTGAGCGCCCTTGAGTGGGAGCACAGCGTATACGCGATGTTCTTTCGGAACCCCCGTCCTTTGCTGCGCCTACTGAGCTGGCAACTCAGGAATCGGGCCGCCGCCTTTTGTGGTGACGGGCTGATCAGGTATACTACCGAAGGATGCCGTATGAGTGGTGACATGAACACCGCTCTCGGTAACTGCCTCCTCATGTGTGCGATGGTTTGGAGCTATTGTGCACACGTCGGGGTTACGAGGTTTGAGCTAGCCAACAATGGCGACGATTGTGTCGTCATCATGGAGGCTGGCGACTTGCCTCGGTTTAGTAGTAGCCTGGGTAAGTGGTTTACTGAGATGGGTTTCACCATGAAAATGGAGGAGCCTGTTTGGGTCTTCGAGCAGATTGAATTTTGCCAGACCCGCCCTGTATTGGGTTCAGATGGGTGGAGAATGGTCCGTATCCCCCAAATCGCTATGGCAAAGGACTGTGTTTCTTTAACACCAATTAGCCTTCAGGTTGAGTACGAGGGCTGGATGGCCGCCGTTGGTCTCGGAGGACTGTCATTGACGGGAGGAATTCCTGTCTGGCAGGCCTTTTACGGCGCCTTCATTCGCGCTAGCAATGGTGCGAAACCTCGTGAAGATGACCAGCATACGGGATTTAAAATGCTTGGCGTCGGACTGGAACCTAAGTTCCGACCCATAACCCAGCAGTCGCGCTACTCCTTCTATCTTGCTTTTGGTATTACACCTGATATGCAGGTAGCTTTGGAGCAGCATTACGACTCACTGAACCTCCAGTTCCATCCAGAGGATCCCAGCTGCGACATCACATATCTCCCTGCTTGGATGTGAGGTGTGAGTCTGAATAGACTATAAACTAGTCGCATCCTCACCGTCGTGTTGGGCGGTGAGGGGCTCGAGGGGTGAGCATAAACCCCCCCCGTGTATCCGGGAGACTTGACCAGTTGGTTCACTATAAACCCAAGCCCTCGGGGTTAAGGGGTCCGCCAAGTAACATGCCCAAAACGGTGCGGTATCAAGTGGGGTTGCGGCAAGTTCATAGGTTCGCTTCGCTTATAGACCAGTCCACTTTATCGCTTAATACTTCCGTGCTAAACAAAATGCCGAGAGACTGCACGGCGCAGACCAATGGTTATGGCGGATGGACAGTCCCGTTTCGATTGACGGTGTCCCTGGAAACAATCTTAAACCCTTTCTTTTGAATTGACTGTCATGGCACCTAA